TAATAACACTTCTTTGAATAGCACGCTTTAAATTTGCAATAGGAAAATCTTTTGCAAACGATTTAGCAGGTTCACCAGTTGGGAGTCCTCTTAAAACATTTTGAAGGCTTGTTCTTCCAATTAAATCTTTACTGACATATCTTTCAACAGCATCGAATTCTGCCTGAGGCATCCTTTCAATAATTCTTTCGGCGCCAATTTCATCAGGAGCAGAAAGTTCAATGTTCTTAGGTATGCGCCCAGCGCGACCCATCATACGTTTGTAAATTTCAGAGGCTGAAATGACTGGCATGCCAGCATCAGCGTAGCGAGATGCTATGTCTTGAGACAGACTCATTGCTAGTGGGCGAGAATTATTAAGCCCGTTGATTGCTGTTGGCGTGCCATGGTAGAAGTATTCGCCAGTTGCGTACTGGAATACATCAATAATTTCTTTTAGTTGTGTCTCATCTAACTTGCCATTCATGTACGCACGCTCTGCTGCTGGCAAGTAGGCAAGCAACTCGTTGTACATGCGGTCAGCAGCGCTGAACTCATTTTGCTTATCAGCAAATATTCTGCGTAAGTCAATAGAATCTTCACGCTTGCCTTGAGATACAAGTCTACGGTCAGTAATACGCTCAACGTCACGAACGCGGTTTGAGTACCAAGCCTGGAAACCTTCTTGGTTTAAATCACCCAATGCCATCAAACCATAGCCTTTACCCATTATGGAAAGACTTGCTTCGGAAACATTTCGTATGGTGTAACCAAGGCGTAGAAGTACTGATGCCTTCCACATGTCGTTAATAAGTCCAGTGGTGTAACGCATTGAGTCTGGGTCAATTACATCAAAGCCGCCTTCAAGCGCCTTGAGCAAACCCTTGTTCTTTGTAAGAACACGCTCATAATTTTCTAAGTCAACCATTGGCAAAGCATTAGCGCCTTGGCGTTCTAGGTAAGGAATCTTAAGAATTACATCATCGTTGGTCATTAAGAACTTGCGGTCTTTAATCATTTGGCGAGCAGTCTCACGGCGAGACTTGTACGCTCCCCAGATGCGAGCACCTGCTTCATCGGTAATACCGAGTTTGCGGTTGATAGATGTAATTGCTAAATCTTCAAATGACTCAACTACACGAGCACGAAGTTCTGGTGTGCCACCTGATTGAATATAATCGTTTAGGTGTCTTTGGACAATTGGGTTTGCTTCATCTCCAATAACACGCCGAAGAAGATTGCCAAATGCCGCAATTTCGTTATACGAATCAGAATCATTAAGGTTGATATATCCTGCTGGCTTTTCTTCGAAAGCATCGCCCACCTTTTTCACGCCAAAGTTAACAACCGCAACTAGCGGATGGTACTTGGTTGGTTGGAAGTAACCCACAGTAGGAAAGTTTGTTGGCGTATCAATGTCATCTAACTTGCCACGGATGCCTGCTGAACGCCGTTCTGCTCGATTAATTGCCATCTTTTCAAATGGTGATGAACCAAAAGTACGCTTAGTTAAATCTGCACCCTTGTCATTAAGGGTTGCTAAATAGCGGAAATAAACATCTTCATCAAGAGTTTTAATGAGAGCGTTTGCTGAATCTAATTTATTTATGTCATCTACAATGCCGTTAGTTGGCACATTGTCTAGCATGTCAATTTCTGTTTTAGAGGTATCTTTAATCTTATCCAGAACAAAGGCTAAGTCTTTGCGCTTAGCAACAAGGTTAGCCATTGCGTTTTTATCTTTAAGGGCTGTAGCCATCAATGTATCTGCTACATCATCAACAGTTTTTGCTTCACCTAGAAGATAAGAAAGTGTGTCTCCATCGTTAGATGCTGCAATCATTGGATGTGAACGAAGGGAAATCTGGTCGCTCTTAGCCATCCATGAAAGCGTATTGTAAAGTTCTCCGCCTTCTTCACGCCCTGCATTAATGTTATCTGCAAGAGACTGTGGAGAAATAATTGTTGTCTTACGGATGCTCTTTGGCATAAAGAAATCACGAGCCAAAGATTGTGCGTTAGCATCTACAGCACCTAGTGGGCGTGTTACATAAGCCTTACGAGCAAGACCTGCAGCCTTGCCTACCTTGCCTAGTGGGTCTGTGACGGTTGTAAAGAATGTGTCATAAGCGCCAGTTAAAGTCTTTAGGTACCAATCTGTTTCAAAATCTTTGCGGTCATTCGGGTCAAAGATGTCAAAGCCTTCATCAAATTGCGTAGCAATATTTCCAGTTATAGGAACCTTTGATTGCAAGTAAGCAAGTGCTTGACCTGGGGAGATTTCCTCGCGGTTTTCCCAGGCTTTCTTAGCATTACCTGTAGCAAGTGTTGTTAAACCTGCTGATAGTGGCTCACGAAGATAACGACCACCAACTTCGTATGAAAGTTCTGCTGCTGGAAGTATTGCCTTTTGAATTGCAAAGCCTGCTGCCTTACGAACTGGAAAAGATGCAGCCAATACGCTTGAGCGAAATGTATCGCCAGCAAGATTAAACGCATCTCCAACCCAGTTCTTGTCATTAGATGACACAGAAGCAAGGTCAAACATTAAAGTCGGTAAGCCTATATCGTTGGCAAAACCGTTACCTTGAAGTTTTTTGGCAAAATTGCCAAGGGTTTCACTCCAACTCAAAGGGCACTCTTTAGGTATCGTACATAGTTACGAAAAGCATTTGATGTTTGTGGTAACTCTGCAAGTGTTGAAAGGTATGGTAACGCCGCACGCATGCGGTCTGCATCTTCTGAGTTTGCCATTGCATCTGTTGCGTATAGTGATTCTGGTGCAATTGCTCCACCAGTGCGAACATCTTCATCAGGGTATTGCGTTGGCGCTGTTAGTGGTACAAGTTTTTGTGCGCTGTCGCCTCGGAATGGGCGTTGTCCTGATGGGGAAGGAACAGAAGAAAATGCTGGGTTTGAGCCACTCATTTGCGCTGCGGTCTGTAGGTCATAGAAGTCCTGTGCGCCGTCTATGCCTGCTGCATAGCGTGCTGGTTGACCATTAGTTCCCGCTCCGCCTGTTGCGGATACCTCAAAATTTTGATTCTTTGGCAGTGCCATAATTCCCTCACATTTAAGTTCAGTCTTTTAAAATTTGTGCCTGTCGCGGAATATCAATACCCACAGGCTCTCCACTCAAAGGAGCCAATCATTTAATTATCTACCGCGTGTGCCACCTGGTTGCGATGCCATGTATGTCATGCCTGACTTGTTAGACATCTTTTTTACGGATGACTTCATAGGCTTTGCTACATTAGGCTTTCCTGCTGAACCTTGGTTCGCTGGCTTCTTGCCTGTTGCTTTCTTTGCTGTCGCTTTTTTCATTTGTTCACCCCCTCTTAGACTGGTACTCGGCGTTGGAGAGAAGCCTGTAAATTAGGTTCGCCCCCTTGGGTTAATCCTGCTAAAAGAGATTGAATGTCTGGGCGACCACCTGGAGAGATTTGTCCTGGTGCTACACCTTGCATACGACCAGTGGCAGACATACCCATTGGAAGTTCCCCTTCACCTGGCGGGACCGCACCTGGCTGCCCAATCATGTCTGGACTTACGATTCCCTCAGGGGTCATCGCGCCAGGTGGGGGATTCTGTGGCTTGAACGCATCAGAAACCGCAACCTCGATAGAGGTTCCCTTCTGGCGTGCATTGATAACGGAAGAAAGTTTGTAAAGAATGTCAGATGGGTCTTGACCTTGAGAAGCAAGGGCTGGAATAGCCTGAGCATAAGAAGCAATTGCTTGCTTCATTGCATCGCGTAGTTCTTCGGTGTCAACCTTTTCTTCTTCTTGTGAGGCATTAAAAGAGAAAGGCATCTGACGGCGTAGGAAGTCGCGTGAAATCAACTTGTCACCGCGTGCCTGTAAACCAAATACCAAAGCGCGGTTAGGGTCAAGTCCTGCCATCAAGCCATACTGAACATCTACGGTGTAATCACCATCAATGTCTTTCTTTGGCTTGTACTTAATGTTATATGGAGTTCCGTTGCGAGTACCGCGAAGATTTTTTTCTACATCTCCAAATACTTGCTCATCTACTTTAAGCGCAAGGCTCATTAACTCTACAAATGCACGAGCAAACATTGAGTGTGCTGTTTTAATTTGTGTATCAAATCCACCCATAAGGGCTTGAACACCACGACCTGTAACGATTGAAGCATCAATGTTACCTGTGCGAGATTCAGGGTAACGAGAGCCTAAACGCAACTCTCCTTCAAGTACCTGCTGCTGTGCAAAAGCACCTGCTGGTATCTCCAATGGGATTCTTCGGACATCTTGAGGTCGGTCTGTACGAATAATAGCATCTGGTCCAAGAGCAATGTCTGAGACATCTCGTGGTGCAACCATCGGTGCTTGAACTGCCTTAGTTGCTGCTTCAAGTGAGAGAAGTGCATAACGTGCCTTTGCTACTTGGATTGGCAGTACATCATCAAATTGACCACGAGCCTGTGAGTCAAGTGATGGGCGCATAACAACACGAACCATACATTCGCCAATAGGATTTTTAGCACGGTCAATAACGATGTTATTGCGTGTAGGTACAAACAAAACATCTTGGTCTTTGTCGTGGTAACGAACAATTTCCAACATAGATGACATTGAATTGTGTTCATCCTTGTCGTACAAGATATGTGAGTACTCAGGATAAAGCGCAATTAACTCAGAGACTGGTTTCATAATGCGCTGGTATAGGGCAGTTACGTTACCAAAGCGGTCAATGATTGGGTATGAGCCAACTGATTCTAAGAAGCGGATGCGTGGCATCTGCGCTTCCATATCAAATTCTACTTGTGCTGGTACGAAACCATAGGAAACATATCTATCCGCAGCGGTAAACATTTGTGTAGACAAATCGGAAAAGTCAACGTAAGAGTTAACAATTTCTTCACGCTTGTCAGCCTTCTTACGAGAAGCCTCTGACACCATCGTAGGTGAGTTACA